TGGCTTATAAAGATGAAGAAAAATTTATAGAGCCGTGGTGTAAAATAGGAGATTGGGTAATGTTCGCCAGATATGCTGGTGCAAGATTACCAATAGAAGGCGGAGAAGTGCGTATATTAAACGATGATGAAGTTCTAGGAACCATTGGTGACCCAGAATCGATTCTTCATTACATTTAACATAGGAAGGAACTATGCAAGAAGAAAATAAAAAAGATGATCTGATTGATGTAGGTGATGCTGACGAAAAAGCAACTGAAATTAATTTAGACGAACAGCAACCTAAAGAGGAAGCTGCAAAGGAAGAAGAGAAAGTTGAAGTAGAACAGGTAGAAGCAAAAGAAGAAAAACCTGTTGAAGAAAAAACAGAAGAGAAAAAAGATGAGTTAAAAGAATATAGTGATGGTGTTCAAAAACGTATTGCTAAATTAACTCGTAAGATGAGAGAAGCTGAAAGGCAAAGAGAAGAAGCTATTGCCTTTGCAGAATCAGCAAAGAGAGATAAAGAAACTATGGAAGGTAGATTATCTAAATTAGATAAAAACTATGTTTCAGAGTTTGAAAGTAGAGTTAAGACAAATTTAGCAGCAGCTAAACTTGCACTTAAAAATGCTATTGAATCTCAAAATGTTGAAGCTCAAGTCGCGGCTCAAGAACAGATTGCTAATCTAACTGTTGATGCTGCAAGACTTTCATCTATGAAAAATAGAGAAGAACCCAAAAAAGAGAAAGAAGTTAATATTACTCCTCAAAGAAGTAATACACAACCAGCTGCAACAGATCCTAGAGCGGAAGAGTGGGCAGCTAAAAACTCTTGGTTTGGTAACGATTCTGCAATGACTTATACTGCTTTTGATATACATAAGAAGCTAGTAGAAGAAGAAGGCTTTGATCCCAAAACTGACGAATATTATACGGAAGTCGATAAAAGAATAAGACTTGAATTTCCGCATAAATTTGATAAGGTAGCGGAAACAACTACGGAAAGAGCAAAACCTGCTCAAAATGTAGCTTCGGCTAAACGTTCAGCCTCAACAGGACGCAAAAAAACTGTGAAACTCACATCGTCACAAGTAGCAATCGCTAAAAGATTAGGTGTGCCACTCGAAGATTATGCAAAACAATTAAAAATCACGGAAGGAGTATAAGCATATGGAAAATGATAAAATGAAAACTTCACGTGCGAGTCTAACTAGATCTAAAACAGAATCTAAAAAAGTTTGGACTCCACCCAACTCACTCGATGCACCGCCTGCGCCAAAAGGCTTTCGTCATCAGTGGATAAGAGCTGAATCAATGGGGTATGAAGATACCAAAAACGTTGCAGCTTCGTTAAGAGAAGGATACGAATTAGTTAGAGCTGATGAATATCCCGATCAAGACTTTCCACAAATGGTTGAAGGTAAGTACGCAGGAGTAATTGGAGTAGGTGGCCTTTTGCTAGCAAGGATACCGGAAGAGATCGCAGCTCAAATTGAGGCTTACTATAATCAGAAGACTCAAGAAAAAGAAGAAGCTATTAACAACGATCTTATGAAGGAAAAGCAAGCTGGGATGAAATTCAGAAATGAATCTGCATCTAGCGTAACTTTTGGTGGTACAAAGAAAAGCTAATTATTTAGCAATTCCTACCCATTAAATTAACTTTAACAATAAGGAAACTAAAACTATGGCAAATGCAAGTACAACTGGTTTTGGCTTAAGAACTGTAATGACTGTTGGAAATACTCCAGCAACTTCAGGACAGTCCGAGTACAAAATCAAATCAGGCCTAGGTGTTGGTATCTTCAAAAATAATCCAGTATCACTTCAAGATGCAAGTGGTGACCAAGGTTATTTACAAGATGCAAGTTTCGCTACAACTGATGACGGCGGATCAGGTGGAGCAGCATATGACAATACAGGTCATGCTCCTCTTATTGGTGTGTTCAATGGCTGTTTCTTCGTAAACAGTACAACGAGCAAACCAACGTTCGCAAATTCAGTAGCAGCGTCAACAACATTTGGAACTGACTATAATACGGGCAGCAACGATGGACTAGGTTTTGTAAATGACAATCCGTTTCAAGAATACGAAATGAAAGCGGATGCGGCAGTTACTCAAGCTATGTACGGAGATGCTGGCTATAACACAAACAGCTTTACAGCAAGTGATGCAGTAAGTGGTCAATCGACTGTTACTTTAGACATCGGAGGCGGAGCGAACTCTAACCACATGTTCAAATTGGTTAGATCAGCAAACGACCCTGAAAACAAAGATGTCTCAATAGCAGGATCTAATCAGATTGTGATGATCTCTGGTGCGTCTAACTTGTATAATGGCGATAATTAATAACAAATAGGAGTATATAACTATGGCAATATCACGAGCACAGCTAGTTAAAGAACTAGAGCCTGGTCTAAATGCACTATTTGGACTAGAGTACAAACAATATGCTAACGAGCATGCTGAAATATTCGACACGGAAACATCTGACAGAGCTTTTGAAGAAGAAGTAATGTTATCTGGTTTCGCGAATGCGGCAGTAAAACCTGAAGGTCAAGGTGTAACATTTGATGATGCACAAGAAACTTTCACAGCACGTTACACTAACGAAACAATTGCATTAGCGTTTGCAATCACAGAAGAAGCTATCGAAGATAACTTGTATGACAGACTTGCGTCTAGATATACAAAAGCGTTAGCAAGATCTATGGCAAACACGAAGCAAGTTAAAGCAGCAGCAGTATTGAACAATGGTTTCAATGCATCGTTTGCTGGTGGTGATGGAAAAGCGCTTTTTGCGACAGACCATCCAACTTTAGCGGGAACTTTTGCTAACGAATTAGCAACACCTGCTGAACTTAACGAAACTTCATTAGAACAGTCGTTGATTGACATCGCGGCGTTTACTGATGAAAGAGGCTTGAAAATTGCAGCACAAGGAGTGAAATTAGTAATTCCTTCTGCTTTACAATTTACTGCTGAAAGACTGATGAAGTCTGCTGGCAGAGTAGGCACAGCTGATAATGACATTAACGCAATCGCGTCAATGGGAATGGTTCCGCAAGGATATGTAGTAAACCACTACTTAACTTCTGCGAAAAAATTCTTTATCAAAACAGATGTACCTAACGGTCTTAAGCATTTCGTAAGATCACCTATCAAAACTTCAATGGAAGGTGACTTCGATACAGGAAACGTAAGATACAAAGCTAGAGAGAGATACGTATTCGGATTCTCAGACCCTAGAGGTATTTTCGGTTCTAACGCAACATAATCGTTAAAATAAATAATTTAAAAAGGGGCTTTCGGGCCCCTTTTTTTTATGATAAGGTGTGAATAATCATGACAAAATTTCTAGTTAATATCAGGGCGTATGGGTATCATGCGCGATTCATAGTTGAAGCAGAAGACAGCGCTGAGTCTATTGAAAATTCAATAGTTGACAAACTAGGAGAAAAAGGTGTAAAATGGGAAAAAGACGGATATACAAGTTCGTCGAAAAAATGGATTACCTATGAGGAGGTCCTAGATGCAAACACTTTCAGACCTTTACAAGCAGAAAAGGAAGCTGGAACTGGATTGGGAGCAGCATCATCTTAACGAGGGTAGATATACTCTTGATATGGTTAAGATAGACCATAAAGTCAGAGAAGTTATTTCTGATATTAAGATGGAAGAGGCTAGATTGGCTCAAGCAGTCAATAAAGTTGAAGATGCAGCACCAAGCGTATCTGTAGCTACGTAAACAAAAGCTACATCGTTGAAAACGTACATTCATTATAAGGCTCTCTTGCACTCTACTAAAATTTACTATATATTCTCAACACTATACATTTAATTAGAACATAGACGCGTATAGTCGACGGCCTAGAGACTATGTTCGGAAAACTAGGAGGATATAAACATGGCAACAACAACATTTTCGGGACCGATTAAAGCGGGAACGATTTCAAACACTACTGGTACTACAGTTGGAGATGATGTAAAAAACACGGGACAAGTATTAATGTCTCAAACATTTTCATTTGATTACACAGTAGAAGCTACAGCAACGGATACAAACGTTGTGATTCCAGCTAATTCTCAAATCGTAAGAATTGATGTTAACGTAGAAACTGCGTTTAACGATACAGGTTCTGACATACTTGAGATAGGATCATCAGCTGACACAGACTTATATGTTAATGATGTAAGTATTGCAGCTATTGGTAAAATAGCAATGGGAACAGCTGCACTTTGTGCAAACTGGAAAGATATTGGAACTTCTGACGTAAGAGTTGGTTACATCTACAATGGTGCAAACAACGATGCCGATGCAGGTGCTGCTACAGTAACTATTAGTTACTTACAGAACAATAACCTTTCATAATAATTAATTTGGTGTGGGCTTCGGCCCACACTTTAATTTTAATAGGAGAAAATAAATGAGTACATATCCAGTAGATGTAAAATCGGCAAACCATAGTTCAGTGGCAACACATGCTATTTTTGCTGGACCAGCTAGAGTAGTTGGAATTTACATGTCTAAAGAAAAGAATGTAGGTGCAAGCGCAGTTACTATAAAAAATGATACTACAGTAGTTGCACACTTTGATGTGCCAGCTACCGATAATACAAATGGAGCAGGTTTAGCAACATACGTTCAATTTCCTGGAACAGGAATTAGATGTGATACAAGCTTAAATCTTACAATTGGTACTAGTGTTACTTCTTGTACAATATTTTTCGGCTAGGAATTTAAATGGCTACTATAACTTACACAGTAACCGTAGCAACGGGAACAACCCAATATGGAACCGGTAATAAATATTATATTAACGGAGAGTTAGCTCCTGTCTTGTATTTACAAGAAGGAAATACATATATCTTTGATCAAAGCGATGGCACTAACGATACACATCAAATAGCTTTTTCTACAAACCCAAACAACAGTCCAGTAGCAGCTTATACTACAGGTGTTACATCAACAGGGACACCAGGAACTTCTGGAGCTAAAACTACAATAGTAGTTGCACCAGTTAAAAAAACTGGAGCACCTGTATTATTTTATTATTGCACTTTACACTCAGGCATGGGCCATTCTGCTCAAACTATTTCACCAACTTCCGGCGAAGCAGAATACAATCCTCAAATAGATGAAATTATTGAAGAAGCTTACGAAAGAACAGGTGTATTAGGAACTAGAACTGGATATCAATTAAGATCAGCTAGAAGATCTTTAAACATAATGTTTCAAGAATGGGGTAACAGAGGAGTTCATTTATGGAAAGTAAAACTTGCAAAAGTACCACTAGTTGAAGGACAAGCAGAGTACAACTATGCATCAGATTCAACAAATTTTCCACAAGATATAGACACAGTTTTAGAAGCTTATTATAGAAATAATTCTACAACAACTGCACCAGTAGATGTTGCACTTACAAAAATTGATAGATCTACATATTCACAAACACCAAACAAATTAGCTAAAGGTACACCATCTCAATATTATGTAGAAAGAAA